GTTTCTTTTATTTTAAATACTTGGTTATTATAAGTTTTATATTCAAAAAATAAAACCTGAACTTGACTGTATTGATCATCTTGGCCATAATAATTACGGGTATAGTTAGCGTCACCTGGGTATTTTTGTATTTCTTCTAAATCAGAATCAGTTAAATAAGGAAAAAGCTTTTTAACCTCCTGTAAACTCATTGATTTCATTTCACCTACATAGTAAATATCCTCAAAGTTAGGATCTTCTGTATATGAATAAACTAAATTAGCAGGATCTACATAATCAACAGTAATACCATTAGCTAAATTAAAGTTAGTTTTTGTAGCACCAATACCTAAAACAACTAGATCATACGCTATACGTTTTTTAACTTCTTCGTATTTATTATAATTAAAAACATTTTGAATTAGTTCTTCTTCAGCTATTTCTATAGCTTGCTTATATGATAATTGCATATGAAGCTCTAATTCTTCTTTTGATTTAGGCAACTGATCAAGCGGTATGTTTGTTCTTCTTAAATCTACACCGGCATTTTGTTTTGCTTTTTGAATAATTTCAGCAGCAAAAGCATCTTCTGCAATAGCAGTCGCGTGATCTGTTCTTTGTTTTACAGCAAAAGGATCTGTAGCAAAAGACTTTATTTCGTAACCTTTATCAGTCATACCATTTACTACAATATCTACAAACTTAGATAGCACAGCTACTGGTTTCCAGTCTAAATTTAAATAAGATAAATCACCATTAATAGAAAGTTCATCTTTATATTTAGCAACTGACTGCTCGCCTCTAGCGTATAGTCTAAGTCTATGAAAGTCTTGCCAACTATTTCCAAAACGACCACCAGCTCCTAAACCTTTGTCACCTCTAAACCATTCGTTTTCAATAGCTCTACCTACGGCTAAGCCGTAATCATAAGTATTTTTCTCTGCGTCTGGTACTACCTGACTTGGAAAAGAACTATTAACATTAGTATAAACCATTTATTTTATTATTTTTGAAGAATAACCTGTGTTATCGTATTTTGTAAAATTAATACTAACTGGCTCTTTTTTTATTTCAGCCACTGGTGAGTATTTGTTTTTGTTGCAAGCCATTATAGCTAAACCAGAACTTATTGTCGCGTCGAACTTTGTTCTATTGTTTATGTTAAACTTAGCCCAGTCTTCAAGTGTACGTTGAAAATACATTTGACCATACTCAGTTTCTTTTAAACCTACGTGATCTTCTATATAAGATTCTATAGCAGCGGCATGCGCTTGTTTAATATCCTCGCTAGAGTTAGGTATACCACCTATTTCTCTTTCTGCAACTGAAAGCTTGTTAAATGTTTTGTCAGGTCTATTTATAGAGAAGTTTCTATAACCTCTTCTTTTTAAATAATACAATAGCCTTGGCTTGTTATTCTCTGCTAGTATAGGCATACCATAAAAATGTAAAGCCATAAGCACATCTTCAAAGAATATTTCAGCTGTTGGAGGTCTTGATATATATTCTAAAAAGAACATATTAAAAGGAGCTTCTTCCATGCTAAACTTTGTAAGCCCGTGCAAAGATCCTTTAGAACCTCGCTTATCTACTGTACCTGATATATCGTACGAGTCACATCCAAAAGCACCTACGTGCTCGTTACCTGGATGTTTAACTCCATTTTTTATTATTACACGATTTTGTAATATTGCAGGTGGAATCCAAGATACTAAAAACCTACCATTATTTTCTGGTATAAAATTAACTGTTGTATCTTTTACTCCCCCAGTCCATTGGAAATTACCTTTCGTTACTAAGGTTTTATTCCTCATGTCTTCGTTATAATCTATTTGCTCGTATATCTTAGTTAAATTAAACAAAGATAATTTAGCTTCATCTCTGAACGCATGTTTCTCTGTACGTGGAAACTGTCTATAGTATTCGTTTAAGCTGTCCTGGTCGTTCTTAAGACCATCTACTTCATTTTCCCAGTGGCTTATAACACCTACTTCAATTTTAATTCCGTCTGCACCTTCAACTGGTTTTGTCGGCGTATCAAAGACAGGGTGTCCATAAGCATCAATGAATCCTTCGTAATTCCACTCCATAGGTATAAACAAAGAATATAATCCTGAGCTAGTCTGTCCATTGCGGTTCCTTTGTGTAACATCTGATGCATAATATAATTTCTTAAAATTCTCACCGCCTTTATCCAAAGCGTTTGATGTTGAACCCATCATACATTTACCTACAACTCTACTACCTAATCTAAGGGTAGTTTTTGTAACCCTCCAGTTGTTTAATATGTTATCAGGTCTTTCCCATTTACCTGATTCATCGTGTACTAACAGTTTTAGTTTTTCACCATCATAACTGTTATCACCTGTATTTTTCCAGTCAATAGTAGTATCAAGCCCTACAACTTCTTCTGCGGTTTCACCTTGATCAAGTTTACGTCTGGTAAGCTTCGACGCGGGGACTCTATAAGCAAGTTCCGTTTTTGGTCGGTCCATACCGTCTTGTATGGGTCGAAAGAAGAACGGATAGTTGATAGAGATCGGTACGACTTTGTCGGTGAACATTTTTTTAGCATCACCCCCTGACTTTGATAATATACCAAATCTTGCATCGCTTGATATCGTAGCGAGGTTGACTGTTTCACCTGATGCCATGAATGAAAAACCAGACCTTCTGTTTTTAAGGTAACACATCCCGTAGCATCTTTGGTCTGCCTTACAAGCTTCCCAGAATATAAAGAATAATCTGTTTGACTCCCTAAAGTCTGCTGCCCCAACGTCAATTTTAGACCACTGCAAGTACATGTAGTGAGTGCCAGTAAGATAAGTAGCAACGCCTTTATTGTTGAACCAATAACCTTCGTCACGCCGTTTAAACTCTTCGTCAATATACCCATACCATCTTTCTTTGAAGTGCTCTGGGTATTTATTCCACTCAAATACACTTTTTATTTTATTTAATTCTTTAGGATATTCTTCTCTATACCATTTGTCTTTATCCTTGTTTATTTTACCTTTAAAAGGTGGTAAACCTATTTTAAGGTTTTGTATTTCGTATATCTCACCTATTTGACCGGTCTTACTTATAACAACTATATCATATTCTTTGTTATAACCATACTCCCACTTTTTGCTTTTGTTATTTTTCTTAAGCACGTGAGGTTTTATATGATCTGTAAGTACAGTAAATAAATTTTGTTCGTACATTACTTAGATCTACCTTCTGCAAAACCTTGAAAAGATTTTTGTTTGTTATTACTTGATTTATCTTCAAGCATGTTTTCCTCTTCTTCGATACGGTTAAGTATTTCGAAAGCGTCGAATATAGCTAGCTTTTTTGTAGCAGCAGCGTTTTTAAGTCTATCAGCAGATATATCATCGTCTGAATCAACTATAGGTTCTTTAGCTACCTTTATTAATTCCTCAACTGCTCTCCGCCCAGCTTGGATTATATTCTTCTTCGTTTCCTTTGAACTCATACTTAACTAAAATATCATTTGATTGCATACAGTATAGTCTTTGTTTGTTAACAACAAACTCAAACTCTCTATTGGATTTAAACCCAACAAGATCACCTTCGTTTATACCTAAAGTTTTTAAGGTTTTATTACCTATCTTTACTATACCTTTATTTTTTACTTCTGGTTCTTGTGACCAGTTGTCTGTATTTTTTATTGGCATTATAAAACAATGTTCACCTAAAGGTTTCCACTGGTATATATTTTTGTAAAGATATATTTGATCTAATTGGCATAGGTATTGATTGTCGTTTAGCGTTTTGCTACTATCAACCTCTTTACCTTTTTGGTTATAATATCTTCTAAATACGTTGTGATGTATTATAACCTCGTCACCTTCTTCTATTGGTGTTGAATAAGCTGATGGCGTAGAAATAACTATAGCTTTTCTACTTATTAACTTAAAGTTTTCTATACTAGAATTAACTATAAGTTTATTACCATTTATATCAACTTCATTGTCATACCTACTTTCAACAGGCGTGACTATAAAATCAAAAACACTTCTCATTAATATTCTAAATCATATTCAACAGATACCGCCATGTTAGAATTAAACTTCTTCCATGGCAATACCTCGTTGTTTTTCTTTATAAATATGTTATAAGAAGCATCTTTATCTTCAAACAAAATATGCGATATCTCGTGTCCGCCATATACTTGCTGGCCAACAGCATAATGCATCGCATCGTTTTTGTAATCAGAACCAATACTGATTTTTCTTATAACAGTACTCATTAGTCTTCTGACTTAACTACAGCTAGTTCACCTTCGTCTTCTTCCTTTTCAATTTCAGTGTACGTACCATCTTCTAAATCAATACTGATAGTTCCGTATGTTTCTTCTAGTTGTTTTTTAGTATCTTCAATACCTTCGTTAATACTAGCAATTTTATGAAGCAGCGAATGTTTATTTGCTTCTAATTGACCTATTTGATTTAAAACAACATTTAGTTCTGCTTGTTGTTCTTTAATAGTTTTAAGCTCTTCAGCTGTAATTGAATTTGACATTTAATTTAATTTAAGTTATTTAACTTTACTTATTATTACTTATTTTTTTACCTTTTTCCCACGTACGACCCACAAAATAAGCGCCATACACAGTTATTAATAGCGACTGGAATATAGGTATATAATCCTCTGCTATTGAAAACTCTCCTATGTTACCATCAAAAAATGCTAATACAGAAAATATAAAGGTAAGGTATATAAGAACCATTGGTCTTATATTTTTAGACAAGAAGGAATCGGACTTCATATCCGACTCCCATCTTGCTGTTACTTGATCTTGAGCATCTTTATCCGCTTGCTCTAGCAGTTCTTCAATTTTTTGTTTAGCTGCAAGTCTTTCTTCATCTGTAGTTACTAGATCATCTATTATTTGACCTATATCTTTAATGAGACCTCCAGTTATAAATTGAAGAATTTTTTTCATCTACTTAACAGTTGAGTCATATTCTCTAATAGAACCTGGATTTGCTCTAACATTTCCTTTTTCGTCTATAACACGGTTAGTAGCTTCTTGCAATTTCTTTATATCACCACCTTTGTCTAGATATGCATTTTGAAATTTATCCCTAGCTGATTGCTTTTCTTTTTTTTCCTTTTTATTTGGATCTGGATAATTTTCTTTAGCAGGAGAACCGTGGTCCATTTTATATGGAGACATTTCCATAGCTGACGCCTTGCTATCAATAGGCATATCGTTTACTAAGTTTTTCTTTTCTTTACTTATTGATTCCATATGGTAAGCAGAACCAGCCATCATAAGACCTGATGGTTTTCCTTTACTATCGTACATTTTAATACACGATGATTTTTTCATTGGTGAGTAAGGCATTTTGTTTTATTTATTTTGTTTTGTTATAAGCTTCTTTTTCCCATGGTAAGTTTTTAGCTCCTTCTTTAATACTCGAGCGAGGTATTACCTTACCTTTCCAATATACGTTTTTATTATCATAATCAAGATCACCTCTACGCATTTGGTCTATATGTATCATTTCGTGATCAATAACCTCTTGCATTTTGTTAGGTGATACATCTTTATTTATAATAATCGTACCGTTATTATTAGCTTTACCTAACACACCGTCCTCCATATCTACACTGTATATAGGAGTATTGTCTATTGAAAATGGTGGTGTCAATTTAAAAGCCATATTATTTGTTGTAAGGTACTTTATCGTTAAACCAAGCTTGTCTAGCAGAGCAACCACAAGGAATATTTAATCCTTCTGAAAGTTTATCAACTACAGTTTTAATACCTGTAGCTTTAGTAAACTTTGCTATGTCGTCTCCTAAACCTTTTGATTTCATTATATTTTACTTTTCTTTCTAGCTATAGCTTTTTCTTTTCTTTCTACTCTACGCGCTTCTCTATAGTTTTTACGACCTTCTTTTTTTTCAGCTCTAGCTTCTTTTCTTTCAGCTCTAGCTTCTTTTCTAGCTGCTTGTTTTTCTGTTCTAGCATTTTTACGATCATATCTTTCTCTTAAATGCTTTGCTTTTTTAACATGACCAACCTCCAAAGCCATTTCGCCTTTAGCTCTTAACTTAGCGGCTTTAGCGCTTGTTTCTTTTCTTTTGCCAGTAGCGTCTTTTTCTATTGGCATATCTTTTGTATCAGCGTCTTCAACACCAGGCGCTTTAACAACTTTCATTGGTGATCCGTATCTTAAAGCAGAACCACAGTGCTTTGTCATAAATGTTCCCATAATTACCATTTTACTTTGTCAGCCCAATACGCGGCAGACATTTTTCCTTTTTTAATGTTCTTAGCGTGACGAGCTTTAAAACTAGCTCTACGCGCTTTAGACTTAGCGTCTGTTTTTTTACCAGCTGTGCTAACACCTTGTTGACCAAATCGTATAATTTTTTCTTTGCCTGCAGAACAAGCCTTAACTATATGTGATTTAGTCTTGTGGTCTGGCGTACGCCGAGGTTTATTACACTTAAGTGTTTTCTTATCAGTTGCCATATGTCCAAATTACATTAGGTGATTTATCATCGTCTATATCAGCGTGAATAAAAGTATCACCAATACCTATACGATCTACACCGTGTTCTAATAATTCTCTAACCAAAGAGAAACGTTCTTTACTTTTGCTGCAAGCTATATCTACAGCAAGTCCTTTTAAATGAGATGACTTACTTGTTCCACCCACAGCTTCGTTATGTGAAGGCGTTCGATAACCAGATGTTATACGTAAAGGTGTACCTAATTCTTCTCTTATACTATCTAATATGTTTATAAGCTTTTTACTCATCATCTGCCCGCTACCTTGTACGTCAGGCGAATCGAACTCTTCGTAAGTAAAATACTTAAACATTATTTTTTATTTTTAAGCTGAATCCATTTAGACAACGTGTAACCAATAGTTACTATCAAAAGTAATACTTTTAAACTCATTTCTATTTGTGCAAATGTAGTTACACCAAGCGTGGTTGTATTAATAGCGTATAATTTTAAATCGTTAAGACTCATCTTAAAATCCTTTAGCCCGTTGGGTTATTGGCCCTTGTAGGCTATACGATTTGCAAGGATATTTTTTAACCTGCATACCTGTAATACCAGAGCTACTGCCCTTACCCATTGGAAAACCGCTAGTATCTAGTGGTCCGTCCCAAACATGCGATTCTCCTACTTGACCTTCTAGTGTAGGTTTGCCTAGTAATTTACTTATATTGTGATCCATAATTATTTATTTTACATTAAATGTTTTTCCATCAACTTCAAAAGTAGACTCACCAGCTTTTTCAGCAGCCATTTTAGCACCAATAAAAGCGTTTCCTTCTAAAGGAGATTTCATTTGCGTGACAGATCCTGAGTTAGGCATAGACATTTGTCGTTCTAAAGCAGACCCAAAAGCAGTCTGTGCCATACCTTGAGTTTGTTCGTTAAACACAGGCTTAGCATTACCCATCATATTAGCTGGAGTAATTTGAAATGTTTTACCTTCAAAAGGGTTTGCTTGATCCATAGCACCATCACCAGTAATTCCAGCTGCTGCTAAAGAAGGATCTCCAGACATATCAACTGTAGGTGCTGCAGGTGCTACAGGTGCCGCGACAGGATTTTGAGCTAATACTTTTTGTGCTAAGTTACCAAACATACCGCCTCTTTGAGCCATGCTTTCATATTTAGCTCTATCAAAGTTAGCACCCGCACTTAGACCTCTAGCTGCAACCCCAGCAATACCTCCCATAAACGTAGCTGGCGAACCAGTATCTTGGTCATGCCTAGCATTTTCTAAGTAGTGAAATCTCTCGGACATTGGTAAATTTTTATCGTGCGCTTTTTTATAGTCGTACTTCATTCCTTTTTTAGACATAATTATCTTTCTTTATCTTTATTGACATTGTTAATAGCAAATGAATAAACTTTATCGCTATAGCTTTTGCCTTTCATTATACTGTTGCGCCTAGTACTAGTGGGTATATCCTCTTCACCAAGCATTATTTTATATACTCTTGATATTAGTTGTTTGCCTTTGAAAGAAACTTTATATATATTATACTTCTGTGTAGTTCTATTGTTTCTTCGCCAAAGCGTAATCCAATCATTTTGTAAAAGCTTGTTCCATCTACGATTATCCCAACTAAAAGAATATGTACCGTCTTCAAAATCTTTTCTAGTAAACATATCCATGCAGTCTAAATATATTAAAAGCTCTAGCTCTGCATCGTTTAAATCATTATTTTTACAAGCCCACTTACGTATTATACGATAGTGTTTAAGAAGATTTAAATCCCTAATGTCACTAGCATCTATTCTCATAGCACAACTACAACGTCTACATCTCGTATAACATAAAAAACTTGCTTATCTACTTCAAGCCTGTGGCCAGCGTTTTTATCGTAGAATATTGTTTGACCTTCTTCTACACCTTTAACGTCGTCACCACAATGAAGTATAGTCGCTTCTTTATAACGAATATCAACTCTTTGTTTACCAGTTAACATAAGACCACCGTCAGTTTTTTTGACGG